ATTCTACGGTTACCAATCACTCATGAAAAATGGTGATCGTGTTGACATTGCTCCCTTCTATAAAGATGGGAAGATGGTAGCACAGAAACTTAGAGGACCTAACAAAGCTTTCCAATGGAGAGGTGAGGCTGATAAGATATCCCTATGGGGTCAACAGCTATGGAAGAGTGTTAAAGGTAAGCGTTTAGTTATTACTGAAGGCGAGATAGACTGTATGTCTGTAGCCCAGCTATTAGAATGCAAGTGGGCTGTAGTTAGTCTACCCTCTGGAGCAGCCGGAGCAGTTAGAGCAATCAAGGATAATCTTGAGTTTGTCTGTAGCTATGATGAGGTTGTTCTTATGTTTGATATGGATGAGGCAGGTCGTGATGCATCTAAAGCTGTAGCCGAACTGTTACCACCTGGAAAATGTAAGGTAGCTATACTACCCTTCAAAGATCCTAACGAATGCTTACTTAAGAATCAAGGAAGAGCAATCATTCAGGCTATGTGGGAAGCACAACACTACTCACCTGATGAGATTGTACATATATCTCAGATAGCTGACTGTACTTCCTTAGAAGATACTAGAGTATATCCCTTCCCGTTCGATAGTTTGTCTGAGTTCTTACTCGGTCAACGAAGCGGAGAGATTACTCTGTGGGCTAGTGGAACAGGCTCAGGTAAGTCTACAATTCTGAGAGAGATTATACATAATCATCTATTAGAAGGACGAAGTGTTGGTGCCATCATGCTTGAGGAATCTCCTCAAGAAACTCTTGATGATATGGTATCATTGATTATTAATAAGCCCGTCAAAGCAATCAGAGCTAAGCGTATCATGAACAAGCTTCGTGATAAGCTAGGTAAAGATCCTATTGCTATTGATATTATTGATGATTATACCGATGAAGAATACGCTGATGCTCGAAAGAGTCTCGAAGGTTCTTCTCTCTATATCTATGACCATCTTGGTAACAGTGGACTACAGAATCTATGTGCTAGAATTGAGTTCATGGCTGTATCTCTTGGTGTAGATGTAATTGTATTAGATCACATTACTGCTGCAGCCGCTGGGCTACTCAGCACTATGAGTGATTATGATGGTGGTAGCTCCGAACGATTGCTTATTGATAACATCATGAAAGAACTAAGAGCATTGGTCTCACGTACAGGTGTTCGTATTGATGTGGTATCACAACTAAAGAAAACCAACAAGGCTTATGAGGAAGGCGAACGCATTACCTTACAAGACTTAAGGGGTTCTGGTTCTCTAAGTAGTGTACCTAACACAGTTGTTGCTTTGGAAAGGGACAGACAAAACCCCGATCCAAACATAGCTAATACTACTACTGTCAGAGTATTAAAGAATAGGCTAACTGGTAAGTCCGGTGTTGCTGCCTGTCTTTACTATGACCACGGTACTGGTAGAATGAGAGAATTAAGCTTTGCTTTTGATGCTGATGGTGAACTAGTGTACGATTGGGATAATAATTGATACTGGTTACTGGAGCAGGTCGTTGTGGTAGTAGCTTAATGATGCAAACCCTGCACCTTCTGGGTGTTCCCTTAATAGGGGAGCCCCAGTATAAGGTGCATGAACATTGTTTGTGGGGTGGCTATCATAAAGATAAAGCTGATGATATTAAGATAACAAAAGAACAAGACAGAAGAGCTAAAGACTTTAATCCTAAAGGTTATTGGGAACTAGATATGTATACTTTATTTGATATATGTCATGGAGAATATAAAGGTACAACTAAGGGTCATGTGGTCAAATTAATGGGTGAGTTTATGTTAAAAGTAAATTCACAAGAGGTCGAGAAAGTAATCATATGTAAACGGTATGATACTGTAAGACAAGCGGAAAGCATGTATGATTTATCTCGTCTAGATATAGAGATTGCTGATGAAAACAAATTAGATTGTCCCTTCACAGATGTATACAGAGGCATGAACATGTATGATATGCAGAATAAACTAGGGCTACATGATTTTGTTATTGATAAATGGGCAGTAGATAATGAGGTACCTTATATAGTTATCTACTTTGAAGATATACTAGATGATCCTAAAGAAACGATTGAAAATTTAGTTCACTTCCTCGACATAGATGGAGTGGATATTAATAAAGCTATAGATAATGTAGATGAAAGATGATAAAGAATGAAATTAGTATTTGATATTGAAGGAAATGGTTTGGCTGAGCTAACTATTGAAAAGGAAGTACCTATCATAGAAGCTACTAGGGTGTGGTGCATGTGTGCTATGGATGTAGATACAGGGAAGATGTATACGTTCTTAGAACACGAGATGGAAGAAGGTATTGAGCTGTTAAGATCGGCTAGTGTTTTAATAGGACACAATATTATTCAATACGATATACCTTTGCTAGAAAGATTGTACGGGGAGATAGATACAAAACTATATGATACTCTTATAGTATCTAGACTAATGTATCCCGACAGGAGAGATCACCCCTTTGGTGGCAACTCTCTTAGGGCTTGGGGTGAATACTTAAAGTGTCAGAAGATACAATATGATTTAGGTTTTAATGAATACCACCCCGACATGGTTAAGTATTGTAGACAAGACACAGTTGTCACAAAGAAAATATTTGAGTACCAAATTAAATCAGGTTTCTTAGTAGACTACCCCAAATCTATTAAACTTGAGCATGATGTAGCTAAGATTATATCTGATCAAATGTCTAATGGTATTGGTTTTAATCTAGAAGCTGCTAATATGCTTGAGTATAATTTATTAATGGAGAAAGTTCTTATTGAAGATCAGATGTCTGAGACTTTTCCACCTATAGTAAAAGAAAGATGGTCTGAAAAAACAGGTAAGCGTCTTAAGGATAGAACTACTTTCTTTAATCCTGCCTCTCGTAAACAGATCGCTGATAGATTATATAATAAGTATGGGTGGATAGGACCTAAGACAGATAAAGGTAATCCTAAAGTAGATTCTAAAGTACTAAAGGAACTTAAGTATCCTGAAGCTAAGACTCTAGTAAGATATTTTGATACAATAAAGATGCTTAGTCAGTTGTCTGATTGGATTCTTAGGGCTGTTAGCTCTAGAGACGGTCGCATACATGGCTATATTAATACACAAGGTACTGTTACTGGACGCATGACTGCTAGCCAACCCAACCTACAACAGGTATCAGGAGATTCTAGAACTCGTGCACTGTTTGTTCCTAGAGAAGGGTGGGTTCAGATAGGTATTGATGCTTCGGGACTAGAGGCAAGGTTACTAGCTAATCGTATGGCTAGGTGGGATGATGGAAACTATGGTGAAACTGTGTTGAATGGAGACATACATACAGTTAATCAGAAGGCTGCTGGATTACAAACCAGAGCCGATGCTAAAACATTCTTCTATGCTTTGATTTATGGGGCTGGTGATGGAAAGATTGGTAAGATTGTAGGTAAGAGAGCTAAAGAAGGTAAGGTAATAAAGAATAAATTCTTTGATAACATGCCAGCTCTTAAGAATCTTATTGATAACTGTCAGTTTCAAGTAGCTAAGAAGAATACTATAACTTTACTTGATGGTAGAGAAGTTCCTTGTCGAGCTAAACATAAGGCACTAAACGTACAGATTCAGGGTGATGGTGCCATACTTATGAAGCTAGCACAGACTAAGTTCTCTAAATCCCTAGAGAAATATAAAGATCGTGTAGCTTTTATGGCTACTATTCATGATGAATGGCAACTAGAATGTGAACCAGAGATAGCTGATGATGTGGGTAGGCTTGGTACTGATGCTATAATTGATGCTGGGTATGAACTTGATTGCCATGTTCAAATGGCAGGTGAGTACCACATTGGAAACAACTGGTCGGAGTGCCATTGATGTATGTATTATTACCAACTAAAGTTTCTGTTGTATTTTATGATAGGTCAGTAGACAGAAGGACTAAACTTATTTCATTATTAACCCAGACAAAAATACATCATTGTAGCATAATATTAGAAAGAGACGGGGAGATAATTGAATTAGCTTCTGATAAAAGACATAGAGCTAAGTTTGTAGATCGTGCTGTTATAGAAAGGTTATACCCTAAAACTATTGCTACTATAGATATGGGTGAAGCAAGTGTATCTATAAAACAACTAACAGATTTTCTAAAGAATCCTTACATCGGTGATGCTAGGAGTTTATTATTCTGGTATTTTATTGGAAGGTATTTATTTCCAAGGTTATTACCTCCATCGTGTGCTTTAATAACCTGTTATTTATTAAGATTATGTGGTTTCAAAGTAAAGAATCACATAGAACCAAAGACACTATACAAGGAGTTAAAGCAATGCAATTAATACTAATTGCTGGACAAGCTGGGGTAGGTAAGACTACTCTCGCAAACATAATTGCCAGAAAAGCATTTGAATTAGGTTTAATTCCTAAGCTATTATCTTTTGCTAGCCCTCTTAAGGAGATAGCACAAGATAGGGGGTATGGTAAGAAAGAGAATCCAGAAAAATATAGAAGGTTTTGTCAGCGAATAGGTGCTGGTAAAAGAAGACAAGACCCAGACCATTGGGTAAACCTTTTCGAAGAAGAGATGCTCAGCATTAGAAAAGAAGAGAGAAAGGATATAAAGAAAGGTACTAAGTACTGGGAACGATGTATAATTGCAGACGATTGCAGGTATCCTAATGAAGTAAGGCTTGGAATAAAATATAAAGCTACTTTAATCTTTCTTTCTTATGGTGACAGAGGAGTAGATAAAGTGGAGTGGAGAGAGCACGATTCTGAAAACATGGCTAAGATTATAGATAGCAGTGGATCCAATAATCTTAGAAAAGTATTTCAATACTTCATAAAGAATCAAGGTCACGAAGGAGAGTTCGAAGACAAGGTATCTTCTTTAGTTCCTGTTTGGTGTGGTATTCAACCAGAAAATGGAACAGTTGTATCTGACTATGATGAACATATAGAGGATATAACTAAAGCTATTACCGATCTTATTGATCTATTGCTACTAGGTGCTATCGAAGAGGAGGAGGAGGATGAAGAAGATCCCGAAGAAGACTATACTTGATGGAGATATCCTAGTATATCATACTGCTTTCTGGGCTGAAGCTAATGATCCCGATCACTTTCCAGTTAAACTAGACTCTCTTATTGAACAGTGGACACCAGATGGTGTGTCTAAAATTGATATAGCCTTATCTTGTACCCGAAAGGATAACTTTAGAAGACAGCAATGGGCTTTATACAAAGCTAACAGAGAAGATTCTTATGTTCCAGAGTATTTACAAGATGTTCGTGATTGGATACAAGAAAACTACAAGTGTAAGCTATTGCCCAGCCTAGAAGCTGATGATATCCTAGGTATATATGCTAGTAAGGGTACTCATATTGCTGTTACTATAGATAAAGATCTTAAGGGTACTAATGGATGGCACTATAATCCCAACAAAGATAAAAATATTAGGTACATTACAAACAAAGAAGCTTATAAATTCTTTTGTCAACAATGGATGATGGGTGATTCTACCGATGGCATCCCTGGTTTATGGAGAATTGGTCCCAAAAAAGCACTCGCAATGCTAGGAGAGTGGGAGAAAAAGGATTGGGAGACCAATATTATGGAGCTATACACCCGCAAAAAGTATAGAGTAAGAAAAAATTGTGGGTTGTCTGATACTGAGGTAGCTATTGCGATGGCTAGGTGTGTTAAGATACTAACCAATAAAGAATATAATTTAAGAAGTAAAGAAATTAAGTTGTGGTGCCCTAAAGTTGGGTCATAAAGACAAAGGAGAATTAAATGGATCAATTTCAAGGATTTGTGGTAACACGAAGCTATTGTAAATGGCAAGAAGATTTCGGGAGGAGAGAAACTTGGGAAGAATGTATAGACCGATACTACGATTACTTTGGAAACCGCTTCCCCGAAATACAAGGAGAAGAGTGGGACGAAATACGTCTTTCTACCCTCAACAGAGAAGTTTTCCCTTCCATGAGAGCCCTGATGACAGCGGGAAGTGCGGCAGAGGTAGACGATACGTGTCTTTACAACTGTTCATACCTCCCCATAAACACGATTAGATCCCTTTCAGATGTTCTTTATATACTCTGCTGTGGTACTGGTGTAGGATTCTCTTGTGAAAAGAATGAAACCTCTCAACTACCATCTATTCCTGAGATAGTTAGAAACACAAATCTTGTTATAGATGTAGATGATTCTCGTGCTGGGTGGGCTGATTCGTTTAATGACTTATTATCAGCTCTGTATGGTGGTTTTCACCCCACATGGGATGTATCTAGAGTACGCCCCAAGGGTGCTAGACTTAAGACCTTTGGTGGTAGAGCTTCTGGACCTGACCCACTCGAAAAACTATTCAAGTTTGTAGTTAAGTTATTCTATGGTGCTGAAGGCAGGAAGCTTACTTCCTTGGAAGTACATGATATAGTGTGTATGGTAGGAGAGATTGTTATATCTGGTGGTGTTAGACGATCAGCTCTTATATCTTTATCTGATCTAGATGACAGAGAGATGGCTAGAGCTAAGACAGGTCCGTGGTGGGAAATGGATGGACACAGAGCATTGTCTAATAACTCTGCAGTATACACAGAAAAGCCCTCGCTTGGTAGATTCATGGAAGAATGGTCTACTCTATATGACTCACGCTCAGGTGAGAGGGGTATCTGTAATAGAGAAGCTATGTCTATGATTGCCGACAAGGCTGGTAGAACCCAATCTTCTTGGGGTACTAATCCTTGCAGTGAGATAATCCTTAGACCTAAACAATTCTGTAACTTAAGTGAGGTAGTTATCAGACCCTATGATAACTTAGCTACACTTAGACAAAAGGTTAAGCATGCTACTATCTTAGGTACTGTTCAGTCAGCATGTACTCGCTTTACTTATTTAGATCCAGAGTGGAAAACTAACTGTGAAGATGAATATTTGTTAGGTGTATCCTTTACAGGTATCTATGACAATAAACTTATGTCTACTAATACACCTGAATTACGTGAAGTACTTACTGAACTAAAGGAATTGGCTAGAGAAACCAATAAAGAGTGGGCAGAAAAGCTTGGTATAGGTACATCAAAGTCTATCACTTGCTGTAAACCTTCAGGAACCACCTCATGTGTAGCTGGTACATCCTCTGGAATCCATCCAAGATTCTCTGAGTATTATATACGACGAGTAAGAATCGATACACAAAATCCTCTGTGTTCCTTTATGGTTGATAAAGGTATTCCTTATGAAACCTGCTCACATAGCCCTGAACATACTACTATATTCTCATTCCCTATTAAGTCTCCAAAAGATTCTTTAACATATGATAACTATTGTCCCATCAAACACTTGGAACTATGGTTAGAGTATCAAAAATATTGGTGTGAACATAAGCCTAGTGTTACAGTAAACTATATAGATGAAAACTTTATGGAGATAGGTCAATGGGTATGGAAGAATTGGGATTGGGTATCAGGTATATCCTTCCTACCACATGTAGATCATGTGTATGATCAAGCACCTTTTGAAGTTATAGATAAAGAGTGTTACGAAGAAATGATTGAGCTGATGCCACACTCTATTGATTGGTCTGAGCTCAGCAATTGGGAACAAGAAGATACAACAGTTAATTCACACAGTCTAGCTTGTGTAAACGGATCATGTGAAGTTGTAGACATTACGGAGAATTAATATTATGATTCACAATCTTGAAACAGTATATAGAAAGATGAGACTTAATGCTATGGTTTTACCTGCAGAAATGTTACTAGTACTAAAGGACATAGATCAAAGGCTATTAAAAATAGAAGGAAAAGATTCAGATGGAATGGAAAAACCTACCACTACTAGACCAAGATCTAGTAAAGTTTCTAAGAAAAAAGTATCCTCCAGTTGAGTATAAACAGGGGGAAAACTCAGTTGAGTTTACTAATGAAGCCATATTTAGAGGTGGTCAAATAGAAGTCATTAACACTATTGAACACATAATCAGTTTACAAACTAAGG